CAAGATAAGCAATGATCTCACCACGCCACTCAAGTAATTCATGGTAGCATTTCTGATCATGTGCGTCTTGTCGCAGTTCATGGTCTGGTTTGAGAACACTCTCATAAAAGATGAAGAAAGCGTCTTTGCGTTTCTCTTGTTTGCTTGTGTCCCATTCCATTTGATCTTAGCGTAGGTGATAGTATTTTAGATTGTTTTAACAGGAAACCCAGACAATCTAATGATTTCTTTATTATTGAGGAGGACCAGCAGGTCCCCACCCATCGTTCTCAGGAACGCAATCATCTTCGTCCACACGGTCAATTGATGCAATGTCACAAACTGGCACCTCATGCTCACCACCTACAAGATACCATGGCATAGTTTGTCCATGATATTCTGGGTGTGCTTGATAGTCCTCAGGATAGACACGATCACCGATGTATTTTAGTTGATCTTCTGGAATATCGTGATCGCGTAACATTGCTTGTATTTGCAAGTGCGTCAACTCGGGTTGCGTAGGAACTTTCATTAGATCTCCATTCACGTCTCATTTGTTGGTAGGTTTCATCATAGGCAGCCAAGTCTCTAACCTTTTTAAATACGGCAGCAGCTTTGGACTTTTCATTGGTTCGCCAATCTTTCTCTTGGGGTCTGGTCTCACCAGAAACTTCATCGTACTTCCGTCCACTGGCATGATTAGCATACCTACGGGCTCTCGTAAAACCCATTTCCAGGAATTTCCTCGCCATGTCCATACCAATGAAGTCTCTTTGGGTTTTAAATCCAAGGAACATTTGGTATATCTTAGCAGAAGAGTCGCGAGCAGTAGGTTCATCTACAAAACGCCAATGAGCACAAATGTCGTTAGTATAAGGGCGCACCAGTAGAACCCCTTGTTCCCCTCTTCCGATCCGATAGAGCGGGCGAGTGTCATTATCTGTAAAATCAAGTTCCTCATAGGGAAGTTCATAACAAAATTCAAGCAAGGGTGTTCAACCGACGCTTTGCAACAATAGCACAGGTAGCAGGGGTTGTCAAGTTATTTCCAGCGTGGACCAACGACCCATCCTACGATTGATTTTCTCGTGCCAGACTTGACTTTACGAACCCTATGCAATACTCTACTATCAAATATAATTAACTGACCACGTTCCTTTGGTGCTTCTCTCAATAATCCAGCATCAAGAAATTGCAACTCTCCACCCTCATATTCATCTGGGTGTGATAACTGTAGAGAGAATGATAGTTTCCTAGTATACTCACACTGTTGTTGAACGTGTTTATCTAACTCAGAGTATTTTGAACTAGGTTTAGACTTTGGTGTGAATTCTGTATATAAGTGTTGATCTGGGTGCCAACCATAGAACTGTCCCTCTTCATACACGGTATACTGAATGTTTTCGCCATCATAACATGTGATGTCATACAAAAAGTTTTGACGATTTGCTTTCATCACGTAATACCATATGAATGCTCCTATCCAAGAGTCATCAGTATTAAAATAAGCACAGTAAGAGTTCCTCCTGCTAGGCATGTTACCGTCCTTGAGAGTATCAGGACGATGAACCTTTGCAGATTGCAAAGATAGATTATCTGTATCTTTTATAATACGATCTACAATTTCATCAGGTAACTTAGTATTATACTCAAAGATCGTAGTTGCCATTAGATGTCTTCATACTCATGTACACATACACTATCAAGTTCTCTCTTTACGATAGTGTTTCCATCCCAAAGGAATTTCAACATAGTTTGTTGCATTCTAGGAGATGAAGTGAGAATGTAATCATGCTCATCCTGAGTAATTACCTCATCACTCAATAGTTGTGCATACAATGCTGTCTTTTGTTTTCTATAATATACTTCATCTCTACCAGCATATACATCATGAGATGCAATCTGAATAGGAACACCATCAATAACAGAGAGTGAAAATTTAGAACTGTCAGTTAGATCAAACCAATACTTGCCTGGAAAGATACCTCTATGACTAATGACAGATGATCTGATCTTTTCAAAACCATCTCTATTGGCAAATTCACTTACAGTTGGTAAATCTTTAGTTTGAATCTTTACACCAAAGTATTTGATGTTACCATCAGCAGTAAAGTATACAGAGTGAACTACAATAGGCACACCTCTTTCTCTAAGAGACTTTAATTCTGCTGGTTCATCACCATACAAACCATCAAATGGTTCAAATCCAACGTAAGGAATATTGTTAAGGGTGATCTCATAACCATAGAGTTCAGAACCATCAACACTGGTATATGTTTTCAACCCAGCAAACTGTTCAGCAGGATTTGTAAACTTTGATGCAAATGTTTTCAATGGATCTACACATGCATCAGCTACTAAAGGAGATGCAATCGTTGCATATTTGTATGGAATAACCTTAGCATAAGAGATTTTCTCTTCTGTGCCAAGATCAAATATATTAGTTCCTTTGAAGTGATCTCTCATTTTAATCTTAGTTTCCAAGCGACGGTTTTTCTTAATCCACCAAATGTTCTGGCAGGTTCTTCAGAAAAGTGCGGGATAAGTCCTGGGAAATACACCGCTTTGTTCAATTCTGGATATACAAATTCAGGACCTTGATCAAATAGGAATGTTGTCTTACCATTCCATCTCACATCCCACGTTGTATTGGCATATAGTAGAAAAGTTCTACCATATTCATCATGAGCATCCTGATGTGGTTGACCTCCTAGACCATATGTTGATCCGTTGGCATAACAAGTTATAACTTGGAGTTCGTCACCAGTTAATTCCTGTATTTTATTTAGAAGATCTTCAGTAAAGAACTTATTATCATGCAGTGACATACTCCAGAATGGAGGAGTGTTGTGTCTAGTACTACTGATATGACCATATCTCCACATTGGTCTCTCTAGATACCTTGACATGGTTTCTAGTTCTTCAACAGAAAATACTGGTTTGTATGTCTGCAGAGCATCAGCAGTGAACGGATTCTTTACTATCTCAGAATTGTGCATAATTTCTAATCAAACGATAACGAGTCTTCTCTAGTTCACCAATGAAGGGTTGAAGTGCTTCACCATTTCTAAGAAGTGTATCAGCATATTCTACCAGAGTTTCTCTAATTCTGCTATCACTGATAATAGATTCTAACCAGAACACACAAACTCTACGTTCACCAGATGTGACTGGATTGACTTTATGCATCAATCCAGTAGGATAAATGATTGCCTGTCCTGGTTCTAGTTTATATTCTGTATCCATATTACCTTGTCTGAATACTAATTCACCACCTTCATACTCATCAGGTGAATTCAGGAAGATTGAGATACTATAGTCTGTTCTTAGTTCGTTTATTTGATAAAAGTCATTATGAAATGCGTAGTGCATTCCCTCTCTGTAACGCAAAAACCTAGGGAAAGTAGTTGCCCTAGGTAAAAACATATAATTGAACTTGTCGTTCTTTTTAATTGCACTATCAACATATTGAATCAAAGATCCCTCATGAGTACTATCACGAAGTTCTTCGTTCCATTTGCCATTCTTATTACTTGATCCAGATACAGAACCGTCTACAAATAAACAAAATTCATAAAAATCATTAATAGCATTCACATGCATTCTCTCAAGGAGATCAATAATATAGACCATAATGTATTATGCGTAGTTGTTGTTATCTGTTTCGCTAGTAGATGGGTTGTTTTGTTCTTCTGGTGTGAGAGCAGACTCTGGTTTGACTAGTGTCTTTTCTAAAGCAGGGAAGTAGTTGAATAATTCCAATTCATTCATCAACTCATATGCTTTCTGTGTCACTACAATATCTTCTTGATTGTAATTGTTAACAAAGTCAGAGATATTCATGATGTTCTTAGAAACAAAGTCTGTAGAGACATTAAAGTCTAGTTTATCAAATTGATCGTCAGTTGACAAGTATTCTACATCTTTATTAGGATACTTTTTAACATACATGTTAGGATCAATAGGATACTTTGTCTTTGATACATGCTCAAATGCCTTGTAGTTACTCTCGAAAGTATCAAGGTCTGGTAGCAATGCTCTTAATTTCTTTCTCCAAGTCTTCCAGAGTTCTAGTTCTCCCTCAAACTCTTCTTCATAATCAGCAAGCATTCTCCAATCAGAATACAGAAGCATTTCATCAATCTGCATTCTCATCTTTCTCCACTTTGCTTCATAGTAAAACTGATAATCAAAGAGTTTCTTAGATTCTTTGACCCAATTAGTTCTTCTCTCTTCTTTTGTTAACGTGAACAGAGCAGAGAATAATTCGTAAACTTCCTTTGACTGTGCAGGAGTAGCGTCCTCATACCAATATGTCTTCCAATATTGTGAATTAGTTTCACTATCTGTTCTCAATCTTCTCTTTTGACATATATAACTGCCATCAGTGTAATAAATGAAATATTCAATTTCATCTTTACCAGCAATATGCCATTGAGGATTCAACTTTGGAAGGACTTTCTCCGTCCAAACGGCATCATCAATTTTAGCAGCAGTGTAGTTATGCAAAACTGCTAGTTGCTCCGCCATATTTACCTCTAAGATAGTATTCTTAAAGGTGGCGTCTTTCCTGTTGATGTACTCTTGTGTCATTTTACCTTGGAGATTGCAGATACCATCCTGTCAGTATATATTTATCCTGAGAATAAACTGTTAGTCCACGATGAACGTGTGTCAAACCTGCTGGCCAGATAGTAATAGTTCCTTGTGTTGGTCTAATACGACGACGTTGATGTAAAAACTCTGTCTCTCCCTCATTTTCTGGCATATCATTAAGATAGAGAATCCATACTAACTCTCTGTTACAGTGAGAGTAGTCACTAGATTCATAGTGCCATACATGATATCCACCCTCTGGTTCTGTTTTCTGTAGTTTTAAGTCTGTAGAAAATAACCTACAAGATTGCAACTGAGAGTATTTGTCAATGTAATGCATTACAGTTGCTTGTAAATACTGATTTACAGCTCCTGCTAGTTCTGTACTAGTGATATTGAGTAGAAGAGATAAATCATCACGACCTAACTTTCCTTGTGATCCAAATTGCTGTTCTCCATCCATCATCTTACCGTCAACGATGGATGAGTTTCCTAGTTCATGCTCAAAATGATTGATGATCTTTTCGCAGAGATATGCAGGCACAAAGTTTTCCCACACACCAACAAAGTCCTTAAACTCACTCTTGGTGAGATTTGGATCTTTCATCAACTCAAGAGGTTTAATTGGTTGCATAATCTATAAATCCGATAATAATATTTAGTATGCCTTAATTAGATACTTTACTCTGAAGAACGGTTGCACGAGAGGGATGGTTACATTAGGTCTTAAAACAACATCAGGAATCAATGCCTTAGCAGTTGACAATTCAAATTTACCTCTATTGACACGAGCACCTAGTTCAGTGTGTGTAAATGCCACCTCAACTGTGCCATCATTAGCTCCACCTAATCCTGAAGTTTTTGTTCCTGGTCCATTGATATTACCGTAACCATAAGCATTAGCAGAATCTCCATATTCTGTAGTTGACAGATAATGGTTATGAGTCTTTAAACCACCCTCTGGAGAATAAATTCTGGTGCTTGCTGTGGTTGCAAGAACGTCAATAGCACCCAATTGGTTACCACTACTATTGTTTAATTGTAGACTACCATCTTTAGGAGACGCCCAATAGTTAGTATAACTTACAGTAGCAGTAAATCCTGGTCCACCTAATCCTGAGTTAGGAGCAGTAGGACCTCCTGGTAGTAGGTTGGATGTATCATTGGTGTTTAATCTAGTTCCATTTGTTAATGTACCTCTAGATCCCCATGCCATCAAACCTGTAGTTGTATTAAGAACCGTTCCACTCAATGCTTGGTGAATATGTCCTGGTGTTTCTACAATGGTCTCAATGAGAGGACCACATGTAGCATTGATATTACCAGCGACGTTGAAAGTAATTACATTAGATGCAACTCCCTCATATCCTGTTGTTTCAATATTTCCTAGTGCATAGAATTGTCCTGAAGTTCCAGTATTACCAGTTCCTTCAACCTGTTCTAATGGTAGGTTACCACCAGCATCGACTGTATCGATAAACCAGTCACCACCAACAGATCCAACAGTATTAGCAGATCCAGTTCCAGTTCCGCCTGGTCCTACTCTAGTTGGTGCTAATGGAGATCCACCTTGGTTACCATCAACATTTCCTGTTCCAAACAATCTTCTGTTTCTAATATTAGGAAGTTGGAAAGAACCAGTATATGTTGTGGTTGGTCCATTAACACTCTTAGAAGCAGATCCACCATATCTGTTGCCAATAACTTCAAATAAATCTGGATAATCTTCTGCATTCAAAGATGTTCCATCACACTCTCTAAATCCTGGGAATCTAGAATCTAGTTCTCCATCCAATTGCCCCCAGTTACCCTGAGAATCTCTAAAGATAGGAATAATTGTGCCAATAGCAAGTCCGTCCTGTTTAGTACCTGGAGTAGAATTATACCATGTAGACTTATTTTGTCCAACTGGTTGTGAAGCAAGAGTTCCTACACTCCATGTGTCAGAGACACCACCAACTGTTACTCCAATATTTGCTGCATTAGATCCATAACCACCAGTGGTCAAACGTAATCTCATACTTTGAGTTGATGGATCAAATGTTCCTGTATATGGAAGTGCTTGCCAGTTGGTTCCACCATCAAGACTAATTGATTTTGATGTTCCTGTTCCAGAAGAAGTAACACTGATTGATGCTGGTGCAGTTATACCACTCAAGAATACTTGGTTACTATAGACAATAGTAGTTGCATCTTGATTAGTTCTATCATTAAATGTGAATTGGTCTGGAGTTGTATCATTAGCAGCTCCAGTAGTAATTCTCCATGTATCAGTTACTTGTCCAGTAGAAACCGTGCCAATCAATACAGTAGTATTGATACTGCCATTTGCAGCAGATGGTGCTGGACCACGTAATTGTAATGTTTGGTTGGGAAGAATAGTTGTAGATGGACCTGGAGTTACCCAAGCACCACCATTAACACTGACTTGAATACCATTTGTATCTGGAGACATTGCAATCAATGCTGCAGTATTAAATCCTGTTAATGTCTGCACATTACTATCAACCATTGTGCCACCAGGAGCATCAACAACATCGATGAAATTAAAAGTATTTGGAGCAGTATCTTCTTGAAGGATTGTTGTTACAGACCAATCAACTGCTGCACCACCACCCACTGTGACTGATGCAGTGGTCACTGTGTTTACAGTAGCTGCTGATGTAACATTTAATTGAAGAGTATCACCATTATTAATAGTTCCAGTCGAGGATCCACTGTCGGTTCCATTAATTACTAGAGTAACAGTACTTGCCAGTCCTCCAGTTAGAGCAGAACAACTAACATCTGCCTGTTCAGTAAGACCACTAATAGTAACACTATTACTGATAATTGAAGTGTTGAGTGGTTGTTCTGTTACATCAGTAAAATCAAATGGATTAGGAATATTATTTGGTGGATCTTTTGTAATAACATTCCACGTTGAAGTAACAGTTTGTCCTGCTTGTCCGAAAGATAGAGTTCCTGTTCTAGTCGTAGAGAAATTAGGTGCTGAGGTCATTGTAAGACCTAAATTATCACCGTTAGATACTGTCGTAGAATTTCCTACATTAGTTCCGTTTTTAATAATTGCAGCGTTTACAGAAGTAGCAGGAACAGTGATATTAATTCCTGCAACTGTTACAGTATTAGCAGTTGTATATGATGTGTTTACATCAGCGTTAGTTACTGTTGGGAAATTAGATACTGGGTTTGGATTTCCATCATTATCAGTGTATGTAATTGAAACATATCCTGTGCTTCCTGCAGCAGATTGTCCACCACCAGCAGATCTACCACCAGACTGATATGCAATACTAGTGATGTAAGTAGTATTTCTATAAGATCCACCACCAGTTCCGCCGCCTGCGTCACTATCACCACCAGGAGTAAAACCAGCGGAACCACCTTGGGTGCCACCGCCACCGCCACCGCCTGCGCCACCGTCTCCACCATTATTGGAAGCATTACCACCCGCAGTGATATTGTCCGATCCTGAGAATGAAGATGCACCATCACCACCAAATTGGAAACCAGATGGACCACTACCATCATTTCCTGCACCACCAGCGCCAGCACCGCCGCCAGCGCAGACTAAAAGTTCTCCTGATCCTACATTGGTGTAGTTGATATTGATCTCACCGTTTTGAGCAGTAGATGTTTCATTTCTATTGCCATTAGTATCACCCAAAGCAGCATTTGTAGTATAAGAAGTATTGTTATATCCACCACCGCCTTGACCGACGCCTCCTGCAATGTGATTGCCTGAATTATAACCAAATCCACCATTACCACCAGGACTTCCTGCTCCTCCTCCTCCACCGCCAGAGTTAGAAGCACTTGCTAAAACACTATTTGCATTTCCACCGTTAGAAGGACTATAAGTAGTTGATAAACGAGTGTCAGCTGCATAGATTGTGCTTGATGGATCACCTAAACTGTAACCAGCTCCACCTGATCCTCCTCCACCACCTGCCATAACAGCAATGGTGTTTCCATCAGTGTCAATACGGATGGCACTATCTCCGCCACCACCGCCACCACCTGAACTCGTTCTCCAAGTTTCTATCGCTGTTGCAGATGCTGCTCCTACTCCACCAAGAACAACTCCGCCGCCACCAGTTCCACCAGCAGCAGAACCAACTTGGTTTCCTACACCATTCTGTCCTCTAGTTCCAACAATAAGACTAACTGTTTTACCTGCAATATTGAATAGTGATCCACTAATGATTTGACCACCTTGTCCTTTTGGAGCAATATCAGGACCAACCCCACCAATATCGGTAGAATCGCCACCTTTACCACCTTGTGCTCCTTTTACAGTATAGTTTACTGTAGTAACACTAGAAGGAATAACAATAGTTGTACCAGATGTGAAAGTCTGGTTAAAGTTAATTGCACCACCTGGAGGGGCACCTGATTCGAGAGCAATGAATGAACATGCACCACCGCCGCCACCTCCACCAGAGGATCCAGAATTTCCTGCTCGTCCACCATTACCACCATTACCACCAGTAGAAGATACGCTTCCACCAGGACCACCAGGGGCACCACCTTGAGAACTAGCACCGCCTCCTCCGCCGCCACCAACGTTGATGACGAGTGTAGTTCCAGGAGTTACCTGACCGCTACCAGTAAATCTCGCTCCAGCACCACCACTAGCACCAGGAGATCCAGCGTCAGAACCACTACCACCTCCACCTGCTCCTCTGACATCAAAATCAAACTCTCCCACTGTACCTGGGAGAGTCAGAAGATATTGTCCTGGGGAATTATAAGTCTGAGTAGGCATTTTAGAATTTAATGATGTATTCGACCATAATGTATGGAGCTAATGCTGTATCGAACGTTTTAACATCTTCAGTGATGATGTTTACAGTCGTCCTAATGTTCTGTGCTCCAATATTTGTTGTTGGATATGTATACTGTAAGTTGTGTGTATAATCAGCACCAGCATTAGGAAGTTGGATAGTGTGTTCATGTGATGCTGATGTAGCATTAGAACCCTCTGGTCTAGCAACAAAATACAGTTGATTGCCTCCAAATGCTCTGCAGTTATTGCCACTGTGACTATTTCCTGCTCTTTCTGGTCCTCCAGCAGTACTAACTTCAAAGTTACCAGTGCAGTTAATGACTGTCTGATTTGCCAAGTGTCCATGACCTTGGAAGTTTCTATCTGTTAGAATTCCTCTGAATGTTGATTCATCTGCTGTGTATAAAGGATCACCTTCGATATCTCCAGTGTCACCATCAATTGTGAAATTACCACTATATGTGATAGTCTCAGAACTACCTACGTTTGATCTTACATCAAACTCAGCACCAATTCTTGTAGTAGTACCATCACTAAGTTTTTCTGACAGATAAGTTCCTGTTGCATTTCCAGGAACCAGATATTTTGATCCTAGGTCTGGTAGTTGAAATTCATCAGCACCAATACTCTCAGGATCTTTTGCAAACTTACAATCTTCTCCGATTCCAACAATTTTAGCAAGTTCAGGAAATAAATCTGCCTTGAATATACTACCATCACACCTTAAAAATCCTGCAGGCAATTTTTCTCTAAAATCTCCTGCGTTTGGATCATTTCCGTCTGGTAGTTGACTGACAAACACCTGAATTGTTCCAGTAACACCGCCATATTTTGCTTTTTGAACAGCGTAATTTGCCATTAGTATGCCCTGATGATGTATAGAACGATGAGTTTGGGGGTTGCTAGGTTAACATTGATATTTAGTGCTCTATCAAGGTTATTTGGAGTAATATTTGCAGTAATATTGTTCAAAGAGATCAATCCTGGCATTCTCAAACTTGAGTTCTCTCTATCCAAATCAACTTGGAAACTTCCATGATCATGTGCATCAATCGTATCAAAAACTCCTACACCTGGGGTAGTTTTATTGAAACTAACTCCAGAGTGATTAAAAAATACCTCAAATGGTCTATGTATATCTTGAGATGATCCATCACCAGTATTTGCATCACCATCATCATAGTTAATATGCTCTGTAGCTAAGTTTCCACCACCTAGAGCATATGGCGCAGTATCTGACTGATTGAATCTTCTATTATGTGCTGGACTATTATTTGGTGATCCATATGGGTCTGGTGGATCAGGAGCATCTGCAGATCCAATCCAGTTAGAAATACCATGTGATGTAGCATTTCTTGGTTTTAAGTTTGGTCCTGGTGCTTCTGCATCGATGTTTGCAAGAATAACACCATCCGAACCATTACCTACTCCAGTTCCAGAAGGCATTTCAATAGAAATATCAACCTGTGCTCCGTCTAAGAAGTCATCACTTCCTGCTTTAAAAATATTGTAATTAACTTCCCTAGAACAAGAGACACCTGCTCCAGGTCTGGATGAGTCATTACCAATAATTGAAGCAAATTCTGTTGGGTGACCATGAATAGGAACATGTCTTCTACCTAGTTTTCTAGGTGCAGTATAAACTGTCCTAGATCCAAAACCAGGATTATATGTCATCTCCTCAATAGTTCCAGAGAAGTCATTTTCTGGAGTATAGTTAAAAACAATGTCTGTGTATGCATCAGGGATATTAGTCCTTACACCATTGTCTGTATTTGCTCCAATAAATCCAGCAACAGATGCTGATGCCTCAGAAGTATCAATGTTTGCATCGATAGCACCAGATCCGAAATATGAAGTGTCGTAATCTGCTAGTGCTTTCTGACTAATATCTGGTAAAAAAATTGTTTGGTTTTGATATACTGGAAAATCATCTGGTGTAAATCCAACACCACCGTACGTATCCCCAATTGCTTGTGCTAAAAGGGGATACGATCCTGCTTCAACTTCATTTCCATTACAAATCAACCATCCTGCAGGGATTTTAGTTAAAGCGCCAGTCCACGGCATGATAGTGCCAATGGCTGCCGCTTTCATAGTTTTTAAAGCGCCGTAATTTGCCATGTGTTAGATTTCCATCAACCACCAACCTTGGGCAGAACTTGGGACTCCCGAAGACTGTCCATTATTATTTAGAGCACCTGCATATACTAGTCCAAGTGCGGCATTTGGTGTAGTTACAATCAATTCACCACCGTTGTGGTTAGAAAGGTCAACACCAGTTACAGAAGTAGCGATGTTAGTAGAGTCACCTTGGATAGCAACACCAGTTGCTGCACGAATTACAAGTTTCAAGTCGTACTTCAAGTTACCACCAAGATCAATGAATCTTACCATATCACCCGATCTTGGGTCAGTTGGCAGTTTAACATATAGATCACCATTTGGATTGATGAACAGGTTAATGTTAGCTTGTAAGATTCCACCATCACCAGAGGTGATATTGAAGTAATCCCAGCGTCTAGCACCAGTTGGACCGAACATGTAGTCAACACCACCAAGATCAATCGTTCCAGAGTTATTAACTTGGAATCTCTTATCATTACCAGAGTAGACTTGTAGATCACCACCATTTAGGCGAAGATCACTAGCAAATGTGTTAACACCAGTTGTAGCAGTGCTTGTGTATAGACCAGAGATTGTTAGATCACCAGTATTATTGGTGAGTTTCAGTTTCTGTCCAGTTCCTGCACTATCAAAGATGGTAAAGTCACCACCATTCAATACTGTGTTACCATTAGATGCATCAACTGTTAGTTTGTTGAATCCAGCACCAACATTTAGATCACCAAGAATTCTAGTGTCACCATCAGAACTATCAACATCAAATACAGTTGTTGGAGAAGACTCACCATTGTTGATGGTGAACATCTGATCTCCAGTTGTTGCAGAACCAACTAGTGTCAAGTCTGCATGAACCTCAGTATTACCTCTGATATAAGTGTTGCCAGTAGTAGATTCAACACTGAATGCTAGGACAGCAGGATTACCACCATCATTAACCTTCAGAGACTTGATAGATGTTAGAGAAGCAACGATCGAAGTGACCTTTGTATATTCTCCATCATTCAATCTGAGGAAGTCACCTACTAATAGAGATCCACCAAATTCAGCAGTTGATAACTGAGTATCTACATTGGTAATACTTGTGAGAAGATAACTTACGTCAGAACTCTTATTAAGTTTGAAGATTGGTAGGTTATCTGGGTGTGTTTGAGCAGTTGTACCGTCAACACCACGAGTTACTTTAACACGAATACCTTGTGGATCACCACTGTTAGTAAGGTTTGTTAGTTCAGTAACTCTTACAATCTCAGATCTATCTTCGTCTGGAGTATATCCACCAGGAGATCCAGTGAACGCTGCAGATTCGTCAAGAAGTAGATAATCACCAATTGCAATCTGATTTGCTACTACTGGTGCATTCAATCTAATGAACTCTTCTGTTGCAGATAGAGTTGCGAAACCACCAGTATCAAGAGTCTTACTGATATCAACCTTTCTGTAAAGGTCGATGTTAAAGTTAGAAGGTAGACCGCCTGCTGCTTGAGATGCAGGAGTTGTTCCAAAGACTCCTCTATCAACTGTAACACCACCAGCGTTGAGACCACCAGTTAGCAACATGTCACCGAAGAAGTCGGATCTTGCTTTAACTGTTAGTGCGTTGTTGATGGTAGTTGTTCCACCCTGAGCACCCATTGTAAGGTCTGCAGCAGTAGCAGCGAACTTAACAATAGATGGACCACCACTAGCAGATAGTAATTCAAACTGAGTGTTGAGAGAATATAGTTTACCAACACCAGAACCAGCAGTTAGTCCAGAACCAACGTTGACATCACCATCTAAGAAAGTGTTTCTAGTCTTGATATTAGTGATAGAAGCAGAGTTAGCAAATGCACCACCAAGATTTAATGTTGCATTGTAAGATGCGTCAGCATTACCAACTGTTGCAATGTTAACATCTGCAGTTTGAGAACCTCTATGAACATTGAACTCAGTAATTGTAGCAACATTACCAAGACTGAAACTTGAATTGTTGCTATAGTTAGCAATATTGATAACGTTATTACCAGTATTTGTGGTAGCGTTTGCAACTTCTAGCGTTTGTGCTGCCATTGCGAATCTCACCGTAGTAGGTGTATTCATCAGGTCAACAGTTGTGCTAGTCGTATCTAACTGTCCAACTAGAATTTGTAGACTTCCATTGATTGTAGAATTACCAACAAATGTGGTAGTACCAACCATTACGATGTCAGTAGCAAGACTGCTCATCTGAGCAACAGTGGTATTAATACCAATCTTACCTGTTCCATCTACAGCAGAAGTAGAAACACGGAATACTGCTTTTTCATTTGGAAGCGCACTGTTACCACCAACTAGGAATGCATTGTCACTTGGGACAACTGACTTAGTTGTGCCAGTTTCATTGAGCCAATTAAGGACTGATCTACCACTGATAAATGCTGTGCCAACAACGTCAAGGTTAGCACGAGGATCTGTTTCATTAGAAACAAATGCAGTCTCACATGCATCATGTGCAGCTCTTGCAATAGTGTTAACACCTAACTTATAATCACCAATCGATTCAGTGTCAGTTCTAAGTGCCTCACCACCAATGATACCAAACTCTTTCCACTGTGAACCAGAACCAGAGAATTCAATGGTAGGATCATCACTGCCAGTTGGAGTATTGGAAACAATAGTTGTCCAAGACTCAGTTGCAGCACCTACGACAAAATTGATTTGGAAGTAGAGATAGTTATCAGTAGTCTGGAATGCATCACCAGGATAATCAACGATATCCCAGACAGCATTCAATCTAGTATCTGGATAGTAGTTATTAAGTCTAATTTGAGCACCACTGGTGATACCAAGGTTTGCATTAGTAATATCTAATCCAGTTCCAGCATCAACAAATGTCAACTTGACATATGTAATTCCAGTTCCAGGGATAAACTGAATTGTAGAAATTGCTTGGTTACTACCAGCAATAATCTGAATATAGTAGTTGGTGTAAATCCAACCAAGTCCACCAGTCTTGCCAACCTCAAGACCCTTGAGTAGGATATCTCCAGGTTTTGAAAGTACTCCACCGTAGTTTACAAACTGACCAGACTGAATTCTAGTTCCACCAGCAGAGATTAACGTATCCTGATTAGGAGTTAGGTTAGATGCAGCTCCAGCAACTGTATGTGTCTGAATCTGATATTTCTGACCTCTACCGCGTGGATTGAATCCAAATACAGCAGCATTAACTCTGTTCTTACCGATTGTAATATCACCTGCATCAAATGGTAGGAATGCAGATCTATCAAGACCTTCATCCTGCTCGGTTTGAGTTACAGGATCAACAGGAGAAACAATAGAACTAATGATTAGAGGAGAACGATTCTCTGTTAGATCATTATCAGCAACGTTGAGGAGAATTGGAGACTCAAATGTGTTTGTTAGTTGTCCGTCACCACCGATAACCGTAATGTTCTTATTGAACGTTACAGGTGTATCGAAGGTAGTAACGAGACCTCCTACGGTATCATCCTCTTCTCCATCATCATCCAGTGTGGCAGAATCGATAAACGTTTCTTCACCAGTGATAGCGTTGATTCTTCTGTTACCGATATACAAGTCACCTTGTGAGTTAATACCCGTGTAGAAGACGATACCACCGTCTTGTTTCTTACTTTGTGCGTAGAAGTCCTCTTCAGGTGTTAAGACGACTTCCTGACGCGCTGGGAGACCTGTGGAGTAGTTACCAGGACCGAAACCAAGGTATTCAAACGTGTGGTTACCAGCACGAGCAATAGATGGTCTACGAAGTTCAACGTAGTAACGCTGATCCGTAACAACTGTGCTATCACCAGCGATTGGAATACGACGATCTTCAGAACCAGAAGTTGCATTACCCTCTTGTGCTACAAGATTATAGTTGTTGACGATAAATGCAGGTTGCTTAGTTAGATCCTCTGCCAATTCCTTGGTTACAGAATTCTTGTAATCGTTAGTTGTTACAAGACCATGGGTATAGTTGTCAGCAGCAGAGAATGTTGCTGGTGGATCAATTAGAGTTCCATAATATGCTTTCTCAGATGTTGTGGTTCCAGACTTCTTAAACCAGAGAGGATCGTTTCTATAGTTTAGAGGATATAGTCTAGAGACTGGTTGAGAGAACTTAAACTTCTTAAAGTTATTAGTTACGCCAGCACCAGTTGGGAATGGAGAAACATTACCACGTAAGCATGTTAGATAGTATACACCATCTTGCTGACCAGGAATACGTTTCTGGATAGTCTCTGTTGCAAAGACATAGAATGTATCCTCAATAACTCCAGTATCCTCAACAGAATCAACATAGTATTCAATACCAGCACTATCAGTAATTCTATCACCAGGAGTGATAGTGTAAACGTTAGCGCCGTTTTGCTTGTAATAAAACTCTGGGAAATTTTTCTTGATATGAGTTTTTAGAGGTAGTGATTTGCCACCGTCTTGATCCTCTAGCATGTCAGCAAAGACATTACCCTGAGTAAATCTTGTGTTAGTGTACTCACTATACTCAAGAATACCACCATTGATATTCTTGATGATTAGATAGTGATCACCATTTACTGTGTAGTATGCATGGATGTTAGCATTACCAGAAGAATTTCCAGTAAACTGAACTGCATTATCACTGGTTACTGCTGTCTTGTCAACAACAAAGTCTCCACCTTGTGGTGCAGTAATCTTAATTGTTGTTAGAATCTCATTCTTAAGACCAGCAAAGTTGACAACATCAATCGCATGGTCAAATACAGTAAGTTCTAGATACTTGATACTAGGATCTAGAGTATCTTCGACATAACGACCAGATTGGATTGTTGCCTGAACACCAGAAGCAAACTTAGCAAAAGAACGATATTCAAATGCAGGATCTGCAACTCCTGGTTTCTTATATGGATCATATGATTCTTCTACAGCAGAATTAAGATTTGCAGGGAAATCAGACTTCTGCCATCCAATGAATTCATTAGTTCTAGCAGGGTTGGTGAATCTAGCACCATATACATTTCCTGCTACTGGTTTCAGCAAGATCTTCTGTGGAACTAATCTACGAGTATCATCAGTTCTTGTCTTAACAACAAATCCATTGATAGGATCTCTAACGTTAGTTAAGTAAGAAGGAATGACATAACGTAGTTTATATGTTCTATCTTCCTTATCTCTATCGTCTGTCAGGCGAGTATACCACATGTCAGTGGTCTTCGTCTTACCAGCGTAATCGGAAAGATTAATTCTGTTAAAGATATTAGTTTGAAGAGTTGACTCATCCTTACAATTGATATACCACTTACCATCAGAAGTAGAAGTATTTGTAAATGTTGGGTCAAAGCGCATTGGCGATGTGCGCTTGTTAGCAAATACGTTAAACTGATCAGACTGACCACCAGCAAATGTAATTGGATTAGCGTCATTCTGTGCATCAGCAGGAGTTCTATAGATCCTGAATACCTTTGGAGAAATATATCTTACATAGAATTCAATGTTAGGATCAATTCTACCAGCATCCGTTCCACTCTGGATAGAGATGTAAGGTGTTGTCTGTTGATCAATAGTAGATACTAAAGGCAATCTGTCAGAAGATCCAGGAATTGTACGGAAGAATACGATCTGTGGATCTGATTGGTTAGCAACTGGAATGTCAAAGATGTTTGCAGTATCAGTTTCAATACCACCACTAACGTTCGCAGAAACACTACACTTATAGTTGTGTAGATCATATTTCTCGTCGAGGACAAATTGATATAGATCGATTTCAACATCAGCGTCTACAGATTCAGTTTCCGACGAATAGATGTAAATACCTGCTGCAGCATTCTCCTTAGAAGTTGCGAGCATCAATTTCGTTGTAGCTGTCTGGTCAAAGACACTAGAGTTAGCATAATTTTCTGGTCTAGTTGTTCTTCCAGGAGCAATTACATAGTAAGTTGTGTTTGTTTCAAATCCATTAGGTAGTCTAACAAGACGCTTATCAACATCAACATATGTCTGAGTGATTGTATCCCAACGTGGACGTGGAACCAGTCTGACTGGTGTTCCAGTCTCAAAGTTGTGTGGGTTAGAAGCACCACCACCAGTATCAATAGTGAAGATGGTTGCTCTGTTCGCTAGGAGTGCAGTATTAAGTGTCTGCTCTTGTCTAGTAACAGTTCCAAGACCAGTGTTGATAATTGTAGTAATTACACCAGTCAAGTTGATGATAGCGTTAGCAGTTCCAGAACACTCTCTATTAGTTGGAGAAACTGTAGTGTCAGGAGATACAGTAAGATCCTTCTGTGGTAGAGTATCTGCCCATACGCCATTCTCTAGTTCAAAGTAAAGTTCAATAGTAGAGCTACTTGCTAGAGCATTGACTAGAACACCTTCACCAAACCTAGAATTATTAGCACCAAGTTCAATTTGAGTATTACTTACAATACGCTTGACATATGCTCCATCAGGGATAGTGGTATAGTTAGGAGTTGCGTTGGAGTTAACAACACCGTCTGTATAATCATTTGTTCCATATTCCTTGACAGACATACCAATGATAATACCATTAGTATCATTAACATCAACAATAGCAGAACCAGCAGTTGTAGTGCAATTATGAACTAGAACATCCCAGTTTCTCATGGCAGCAATTGCCATCTGACCGACGTAGTTCCATGCATCTAGAGTTTCAGTCTTCTCTCCGTCAATGTACTCAAGACTGTTACCGACATAGTATGCTTCACCTGCTTGAATGCTGTTGATGTTTCCACCAAGTCTAAGGTCATTGACCAGAGCATCAACAATGTAGGAAACATCACGGAAGCACTTAGATGCCTCATTATTGATAGTGAAGTCACCTTTGTTGAGGTTTGGTAGATTTGCTAGTGTGCCACCAGTAATTGCATCAGTGAGAATATCAAATAGGTTTTCAATAGAAGATCTAACGTTTGCACAATCCCATAGACCATTGCTGATTGCAGGTAGATTATCAAGATTACCTGCCTTCAGCGAATCACATAAGATATCTGTTAGAGAGTTAATGGTTGCAAGAACATCAGAGCAATTGCCACCATCATATGCTGTAGGTTGATATGTTGTTGCAGCTCTTGGATAAGCACGAACACTCGTGTAATCATCCATAGCACACTTGAACAGTAGCGACTCATTCTTGAGTTTTACTCCAGTTCCAGTAGTTAACGTGTGTGCTCCAATAGTTAAAGCAAGAGATCCAGATGCAGGATCGTAAATTGCATTGGTTACGTTATGCTCAACTAGAGGAGATGTGCCAACATTAACAGTAATAGATGTAGATGTAACTGCAGTAATAGCAATGTTCTGTCCAATGATTGGATCACTGGTGCGAGGATATGTCTTATCAGCAGTGAAGTTATCCATCTCACACTTGAATGTGAGAGAATTTGCTGCAATGGATAGTTGATCAGAGGTAGTTGCACCATGAGCAGTAGCAAAATACAATACCATATCACCAGATACAGCATTATAAGTTGCATTGATTGGTGTCAATGCAGAACCATTTAGAATACTGACTGCACCAGTAGATGCGGTTACAAATCTGTGGAGATAGTTACCACCAGATACAACAGCTCCAGTTGCTGCACTTACAAACTGGTGAGCATATTGCTGACCTGCAGGAGATGCACCAACGTCAAGTGTGATAGATGTTGCAGTAGTAGCACTAATATTAAGTGAAGTGTTCCATGCAGGATCAGAGGTAGTTCCAGGAACAGTACGTGTGACACCATTCAAGTTACCAACACCAGCATCAGTTCCAATTGCTTGGATGATGATACCCATGAGTGTATCAACTGCAGCAACCGCAGAACCACACTTAGGTAGTAGTTCAGTTGCATCCCAGTCTTCTACAATAGTAGTGTCAATAACCTGTGTTAAGGAGTTACCAGCAGAGACACTTACAGTCTCGTTCTTGATAACTTGCATTGCAATGTTCTTTGCTTCGAGGAAGACTTTTCTTGCCTCATCACGCTCAGGATCAAGGAATGTAGATACTGCGGTTCCAGTTCTATAATCATAGTTGTCAACATAGATCTTAGCAGCATCATAAGTCTTATAGTTACCACCAAACTTAACATCCCACATGACTTCTTTGAGGACGCTAACAACGTCATCTCTACAGTCTTGTGCAGTATTTCCTGTGGATGGAGTGTAAGAAGGATATGCAGAAAGCATACGCTCATATGCTTCTGCAGCGATAAAGTCAATGTTCTCAATGACCATATCATGTGCATCACACTCAATGTTACCAACAATTGGAGGATCACCAGTCTGATCTAATGTGATGTCAAGATCGCGATCATAGTATACATTATTTGCAGCACGCTGCATCAATTCTTCTGCACGCTTGAATGCAGTAATAGAAGGATCTACCTCATTATCAACACCATTAGTGATTAGTTGATTCTGATAGAAGTATTCCTTAGTTACAGATACTGTGTATTCGTTACCACCGAACCAAAGATCCTGTGCGATTGCTTCAATAACAATCTTAAGGTCTCTACGGCACTTAGCTTCTCCTGCTAAGAATGCTCCCTCGTTAACAGGAGTGCTCCAAATACCACCTTGAATGTTACCATTGGTGATTGCATCAGTAGCAATTTCACCTAGAGTTTGTAATGTTGCCTGAACATCAGCACAAGCACCAGTATTTGTATTAGCGATAGTTCCGCCACCACCACCATAAGTTGCCTCGCCAGCAGTAACAGTTAGATCCTTATAGTACAACTGGTTGGTGATTGCCTTCTTCATTTCTGCAATAGCAGTATTGAAAGCAGTAACACTTTCTGCTTCTTCACCTACAAGACCATTGCTTAGAGGTGTAGTAGCGTTAGTAAAGTATTGCTCTGTAAAGGATCTAATGTGTCTGTTACCTGCAATG